CTTTCTAACCGCCAGCGCTTCCGCGTAGGCATCAGGGGACTCGAACTGATCGATTGGCGGGATCTCCTTTGGCGCTTGCGGTTGGGCAAGTTTGGCCTGCTGCTCACGTTCCCATTTGCGCTGCTCTCTGGCAAGGCGCTTGCTGATCATCGCGTCGATCTCAGCCTGGGTGAATTTCTTCTCCTCGGGCTGCTGCTCGGGTTGACTTTCAGCTACTTCCGGCGCGTTTTGTGCATTCTCCGGGGTGGCCGTCACCTCGGGTGCTGGCGCGGATTCAACTTCCGCTAAGGCTTCTTGGACTTGTTCAGTCATTTCATGTTCCAAAGGAACCCCGGTCTACTGGGCCGGTACAGGTTTTTAAAATCATACACTTATCGCACAAGTTAGAAAACTTGTCCAACAAAAGTCACCCACGAACTGCCCCCGGTAACTACGCCGGAGTTGTTGATATAGGTGATTGTCAGTTTGATGGCGCCTCCTGCACCATCATCGGCTATTTGGACACTGGTAACGGGGCTTGTGCCGCGAGTCACCGTGGTCACAGCGGTCAAAATTGCTTGAGCCGTTCCGTTCCCGTTGGTGGCTATGGCGTAGACGCCAGTGAAACCGTTTGCGCCGGACGCTCCTGTGACATACACATAAAAGTGCCCGGTGATGAAGTTGTTGCCCCGCAGCGTGCCGCCAGCATCTGTGGCCCGCCACACATCGACTGTGGCGTTGTTCGTGGCCGATACGTTGTAGATGCTTGTCCACACTCGACCGTTGCCTGTAGCGGCCAAAGTGGCAAGTTGGCTGCCGTTGGCAAAATTGCCGTTGCGCGTTGTTCCGCTGGCCCCGCCAACGTACACATCGTTGGAAAAGGTTTGAACGCCAGTAAAAGTTTGCGCTGCGTCAGTGCGAGCCGCCGTGAAGTTGGCGTCGGGGATGGTCATCACCCGCGTAGATGCCGCAGCAGGGCCGACAATCTGCATCACACCACTGGTGGCGTTTGACTGTATCTGCTTGGGCCGAAGATCGTTGTTGGCAACCTTTTTGGTTGTGCTGCTTTGGACAATAGGCAAGACTTCCGTGCCATCCAGCGGTGTGGTGGCTGCGGTGAGCGCGGAAATCTTGCTGTTTGCCATACCTTAAATCGCCATCCCGGTGCCTTTGATGAAAGTCACTTTCAAGGCACCGCTGGTGATAGTGATGGGCGAGCCCGTCGTGTTGGTGGCAAGCACGTTGAAATAGTTTTGGTTTCCGGTGCTGGCTGGTTGCACACTCAAAATCAACCCGGGCAAATACAGATTTGTGATGTTTGCCACTGCTGCCACAAAATTGTCAGCAAACAGGTTTGCAGAGTATTGATCCGCGATCAGCTGTACTGTTGCGCCAGCGTTTACCGTAGCTGTAACTGTACGAGTGTACGCCAGTACACTGCTAATTGCAGTGGTGTTATCGGCAAGACTGTCTGTCAGATTTAACGCGGGGTTTAGCTGCCTATTGAGATACGGAACACCTCCGATGTAGCAGTTCCACAACCGCATCCGCGTAGCGTTCAGCACACTTGTCGAACCAAGATTACAACCGTTTAAATCGATATATTGAAGAAGTGTTCCGTTGGCAATTAATTTGTCCGTAGACGCAGTACCGTAGATGTTGATGCCGCGCAACGTATTGGAGCCAGTTCCCAAATTGATGCCGCCAGTGTCATTGACAAATGTGTCAATGATGGTGGTGTCACAACTCACCAATTGAAGCGCGGGGATGGCTGGTTTGCCTTCAAAATAACAGTTTTCAAACGTCAGCGGGTTGCAATTTTGCAAGTACGCTTGATAGCTAGAGCCGCTTGCCATTTCAATACCGCAATCACGGAACATAACGTTCTTGGTAACGATGGTTGGGTTGGCGTAGACGTTGACCGTGTTGTTGAACCAATCAACACTGCTGAACGTCAAAGTCGTGCAGTAGCCGTTGTCGCCTCCGTTAGCGGCGGGCGAAATTTTGGTGCCGTACACGCAATTTTGAATGAGCGCTTTGTGAAGCTCAAACAAAAAGATGTTGTTGATGTAGATGCCGTTGGTGAACCCGTAAATAGTTACATCCCGAATTGAGATGTAGCCAGTAAAGCCATACTGATCTGCCGAATCCCAAACCTTGATGGCGGTTCCCGCTTGTGTCCCGTCGGTGATGAACGACAGCTTCTCAAGGCGCGTATACCCGCCCATGTTGACAAAGTTGCCCGTAAACGTGCTGGTTTTGCACTTGATCTTGGACAACTGCCAGCCGTCACCATACATAGCCCCGTTGTCGGGAATTTGCAGCGCCGAGCTGATCAAATAGGTGCCTGTGGGCACATAGACTGCAATGCCTGTAGCCAAAGCATTTACAAACGCTGCAGTGTCATCTACTACACCGTTTCCAACTGCACCAAAGTCCTTAACGCTGACAGTTTGGGCAAATTTGTTTTCCCCCGTGATCGCAACAGCGCCAGAATATGGGGCGTCGTACGTAATGTTCGAGGAATCTATTGGCAATGACAGATTGTTAATGCTGTAAACATTATCGTACGTTGCAATCAAAACATCATTTGAATCCTTCAAAACAAATTTGTATGTCACCCCACTGGTAAGCCAAATTTCACCACTACCGGACACACGGCCAGCAGCATCCAAAACAATTGGATTGGTGTGCGCTATGTTGCCAACACTGGTTGTGTACGTGGCTTGGGGTGTAGTGGTGCCCGCAGCATAGGTGTACAACTTGCCGCCCGTTAGGACCGCGCCGCTGTTTGTGAAGAACTGGGCCGCAACGCCGCCCACGGGGGAAAGGTTGACAGCCATGTCGTGTCCTTACTCGTATGCGACCGTGTACTCGATGGTGTTTGCCACGTCGATATACAGACCATTGCTGAACCACAGGCCAGCGGGGAAACTGACGTGCTGAGTTCCAGCCGTCGGCGTGACCGTAGCAACGATCTTGGGATCGCTGGTGCTGGCTACAGCGCTGTCGTACAGCGCAAACGTGCCGCTGGAAGTGCTGGAGATGTAGATGCCGTACAGCTTGCCGCCGCCAATCTTGATCTGCGCGTCGGCGTTGCCTTGTTTGTAGAGTGCCATGATGGCTCCTTATGCCAAGAATTTGAGTTTGTACAGCGTGGTCAAGTACAGTTCAACGATATTATCGATCAACTGCTGCAAAGAGGTGTCCTCTTTTTTGACCACCTTGTAGCGCATTTCCTCGATGTCGGCCAAGGACGTCTCAAGGAATTCGATGATGTTGGTCGTCTTCTTGGCGCTCATCAGGCTGATTGGCCCGATGAGGCCATGACGGCCTTGGTACGCCTCGGCAAACGCATCAGCCAGGTCGATGATGCTGTCGTAGAACGTGTTGAGCGCCATGTGCTTGGAAAACGACCTGGTGTTCAGATGCACCGAGTGAGCCACGTCGCGGGCCAGAAACAGGGTGCCTACAAAGTCGGCTGCGGTACTCATTGCATGGCTCCTTGAGGCGGCATCATGGGCTGCTCAGACGGCGCTTCACCCATCTCAGGCATTTCGCGCTGTTCATGTCCGGCAATCAAATCGTTGCTCTCCATCGCGGCAGCCACGACGCCCATAGCGATGTCCTGAATCTGCTGCTCGGTCATGCCAGCCTGCACTGCCGCAATCCGCTTGGTTTCAGCATTGTAGGCTTCGATGTCGGCCTTGAACTCCTTGATCTGCACGTCGCGTGCCTCGAACGATTTCTGCACGTTCTGAAGCATACCCGCCATCTGCTGCATCTCGGCGTTCATCGCCTCGATCTGCTGCTTGGCCGCAGCCAGCGCCGGGTTGTCTTCCTCGTCGCCGATGATCTTCGGATCGATAACCTTGGCAAAGCGCTTAGACATTTCCTGAGCGCCCGGCCAGTCCATGTTCTTGATGAACAGGTCGCCCGCCACGCTCCAAAGCTGCGGGTTGCCTTGCAGCAACTGAGCCATCGCCTCCAGCGACTCCTGACGTTTGGTCTGAAAGCCTGGTCCGGTGATGACGCGTACGTCGTACTTGCCGACACTGGGGTTGTAGATCTTGTCGATCACGATGCCCTGCTCGTTGCGGATCTTCTTGACCGGCTCTTGCTGCATCGGGTTGATCTTGACCATGCCCGACTCGCCGTCCTCTTGGATGATGCGGGCGATGCGCTCGGTGTCGTAGATTTTTGGGATCAAATCGACCAGCTGCCGCCCGACGTAGCGAATCATGCGGGCGTAGTTGTCAACGTAGTGGTAGGTGCCGGTGTCGGACTCGCGCTGGCGGGCCAAAATGGCTTTGCCGCTGCGCTCGTTGGACGTTTGGCCCAGCGATGCGTTGTACTGTCCGGTGACGCTCTTGATGTCGTCGGCAGCGCCCATTTTGGCCTGTATGAGGCCAGTTTGGGGTAGCGGTGGAGCTGCTCGCTGCGGCAGCGGCAAAACGGCTCCTGCGCCGTCTGTGACGTCAGGATTGACCTCAAGATACGGCCAGTTCTGCGTGTTGGCCGTTTTCCACTGAGTCTCGTAGCCCTCGAACTGGCCGCCATAGCCGATGAACGGGGCCTTGGGGGCCAGCGCCAGCATCTCAGCTTCCTGGCTGGTCCAGTAGTTGTACATGCGCTGCGCGTCTTTGGCGTTACGCACCAGACCGCTGACGTACAGACGACCCTCAACCTCAAACTCGTTGCCCACGCAGCGAATCACCGGGATGTGCGAGCCTGCCCAGTCGGCCCGCTCAAGCACCTCGTAGCCGTTAATTTTGAGCCACTTGACGCGCTTGCGGTCGGACTGGCGTGAGCGCAGGGGCTTGCCGAACTGCATCCGCAGCATCTTGTCCTCGGGCGAGCCCTGGAACGCGGTGACGTTGCCCGGATACAGGTTCAGCGTCTCTTTGGTGTTCTCGATGTAAAAGTACTCAGCGATGCGGATCGTGTTCTCGTTGAGCCACTGGCTGATGCCTTGGTCGCCGACGCCCAGCGTTTGCAGCGTGGTCAGCGGCGAGGCGTTGGGAAACTGGCGCTCGTACTCGTCACGCGGGATGTCCTCGGTGATAAAGCACCAGCGAGCGTCAGAGCCGCACGGGTCTTGGATCAGCGGGTCCATGTAGACGCTGAAGCTGTTCCTGATGCGCCCGATCTTGATGTCCTGATTGAACGTGTCTGCGTCGCAGTACTCGGTCAAAATACGCACGTAACCTTCGCCGTAAGCGACTTGGTTTTCGCACGCGGTATCATAGGCTACGTCGGCGTCGCTGATGTATTCGATGTGCCGGATGACGCCGTTGAAAATCTCTGCCACCTCAACGTCAGCCTTGTCATCAACCGGGATGACCTTGGGCTGCGGGCGGTTCAGGCGCTGCTCGTTGGTGACCTGGTGGACGTGCTGCGGCAGCTTGTTGATGGTCAGACAGGGGCGAGCGTTGATTGTCTGCCCTTGGACCGCACCACGGGTTGCCAGCACATCAGCGGGCCACTGCCAGTGGTTGTCGGGCGAGCCAGCGTAGAACCGCAGGTCGTCCAACTCATCTTCACGCGACTCCGACAACGCAGAAATCGCCATGTCCAGGCGGGAGCGGGCGGTCGAGAGGACATCAGCGTCGCTTTTGTCCTTGGCCGAGCCGCCTTCACTGACCGCACCGGCAGCGACGACTCCTGTGTAGTCTTGCGGCATGGTTTACTTGATCTTGCTCAGTACCTTGGCAACCGTCGCCTTGACGTTGGTGCCGCTGGGGATGCTACCGTGGCAGCCCATGCCCGGCATCTTGGAGTACGTCTCCTTGTTGCGGTCGGGCATACCGCCGCCGGAGATTTTCGGCTCGCGGGCGTTGAGTTTGCTGATGGGTTCGAGGTGTTTGCTCATTTCTTACTCCGGGGGGTAGATTTAGCCGCTGCACGTTTGACAGCGTAGGCAATTGCCACACTTTGTTTCACTGGTTTTCCGCTCTTGACTTCAGCCTTGATGTTCTTGCGAAAGGCTTCGGGGGATTTTGACTTGACGAGAGGCATCATTTACCTTTCTTGGCCGTTTTCGCCGACTCGCGGAACGCTTTGTCGGTGGGAGCACCCTTGCTGCCCGGTTTTCGCATTTTCTCACCGCTGCCGGCCTTAATGCGCTCACGTTTAGCTGCAATATTAGCGTAAAGTCCGGGTTTTGTAGCCATAATCAGCACTTCCAGCGTTTGAGTGATGCCTTAGCCCGCTCGGCGTCGCCTTTGGCGTGCTTGACGACCCCTTCCATACGCCCACAAAATGATGCCTTCCGTGCAGCGTCGGCTTTAGTCTTGGGGTTTGGAGCCGGAGGCTTGAGGTTGGAGCCGGTGGCAGCGTTGTACTTGGCGCGGCCTTTGGCGGTCAGGCCAGCGCCCTTGCTGACGGGTAGCTTTTCGCCCCGTCCGACACTGAGAGACACGCCTTTTTTAGCCATTCAGGCCCCCATCCAACTGGTTGTAGCCCCACCACTATACCCGCTTGCAGTGCGGATGTGTGATTTTGGCTCACGATATTCACGGCTGGCGACAGGATACGCAAACGTCAGTGCGATGGCGTCTGCGGCGTCGGGTGAGGCCAGACCACGGGCTTTCATGTCCTTTTTGGACTCCAGAAATATAGTACCACGCGAATCGGGCTTCATCTTAGGCGAAATCAGGTCACTTTTCAAGAACCTGTCCACAGGTACACTGGCTGTTTTTAGCCAATCGCGCATATCGCCCCACATTTCAGCCCTTTTGTTGCCGTACATGATGGGGTTTTTGGCCTTATTGCCGAAGTTGACGCCTCTGACCTTGAACCGCTGCTCTTTTAGCCGGTCCACAACGCCCGCTCCCAAGCCGCCCTCGTCAATATTGACCAGCGACGGCTTGAACTCCTCGATTGCATCGATGATGTGCCCAACCACCGTCATCGTGTCGTCACCCCGGTGGCGCATGATCTTGACGATGTCGCGCCCTTGCCGCACGGCGATGACCGTTGCGTCCGCCCCGAACCGCGCCGGGTCTACGCCGATGACGATTGGCGCCGACTGGTCCTTGTACGGCGGCGTTTTCATTGCCTGATCGACCACGCCGATGCTGATGAACTGATCGTCGCCTTCGTTCGGGAACTGACCGTACACCTCAACATGCGCTTGGCTTGAGTCGGGCCCATACTCCGCAATGATCTGCTCGTACACTTGCTTGTCGGTGCCCTCAACCGTCCTGGCATCGACGACTTTTGACGACCAGAACTCGCGCTTGCTGTTGAACGCCTCGTAAAAGTACCCGCTGTTGCGGCGCGGGTTGGAAAACGCAAACCAAAAACGGTTCGGCGTGTTTTCCGTAAAAAATCCACTGGTCACCGCCCAGATAGCGTCGTCGATACCCGACGCCTCGTCGAATATCACGCACACGCCGTCAAAGTTATGCACGCCCGCGTAGGCATCAGGATTTTCCGCCGACCACAGCCGGCCCTCAACGCCCCAGTAACGCGTGCCTTTTTTCAGGTCGCGCTCGACCAGCTCCGTTAGCCACTTGGCCGGCATCAGTCTGGTGGCGCTGACCTCGAACCAATGGCTGTTGATCGACATCGCCAGCCACTTTGTCAGCTCGGCCCAAGTGATCGAGCGCAGCTGTGATTCTGAGTTAGCCGATATGATGGTCGTCGAGCCGATGCGCGTGGACAGCATCCAGTCTGTGATCCAACTGACTAACGCCGACTTGCCAATACCGCGGCCCGAGCTGACCGCCAGGCGCAGCACGTCGAAGTCCAGCTTGCCGCCGTTGGCCTTGATGTGCTCGGCAATCGTCGTCAGCACCTCGCGCTGCCATTTGCGCGGGCCATGGAAGTGCTCCAGCGGCGTGCCCTGCTGACCCCACGGGTAGGCGAACATCACGAACGCCAGCGGGTTGTCCTTGATCGCCGGGCTCCACAACCGAGCCATCAGCTCTTGCTCGTCCTCCGCGCTGTAGCGTGTGGTTTGCATCAGTTGTCAAACAGCACGCTGATCAGCCACACGACCAACAGAAAGGCTACGATCCATAGAAGTATCTTCATTGATGGCCTTTACGTCGGTGACGTCGATCACGTCCCGCACCCGTCGCTGCGCTTCTTGCAGCGCCGCCGTGATGCTGATCTGCTGGTTGACATCCACACTGATGGCCTGCTTAGCCACCCAGCCGTGGACGTTCTGGAGGATCGCCAGCGCCGCCTTGGCGTCGCCCTGCGCTGCGGCTTCGTGCAGCTGTTCACTGGCTTGCAGCTCGCCATCAGCGCGGCCTTTCATCTCAGCATATTCCGCCACGCTGTCGAACTGCTTGAGCCTGGCGTACTCCTTGGGCAGCATGCCTGCGGCCAGTGCCAAGTTGTCACCCTTAAGGCCAAGCTTGGCAGCCTTGTAGATGCGATGCAGCCGGTCTTCAGTCGCTTGCAACTGACGCGGCTCGTAAGGCAGGGTTTCGAACATGGGCCGAATATAGCAAAAAATAAAAAGTTTTTGTAGCCCCTCCGCTGCCGTGACCTCTCGGCTCCGGGCCCTCCCCCGCCCCCTCCAAGCAAAATGCCTTTTTAGTTTAGAAACCTAAGTGTTTGATTGCCGCGCGGCCAGGCGCCCGGATGCTGTGGGCCATGTGGTCAATTGGTTTGCCGGTCGGATGCGTCCGTTAGCCATGTGGGCCATGTGGGCCATGTGGGCCATGGGTTGCAAGTCGCATGGCCTGCGTAAGCGCATGGGCTGGCGTGGGGGTTTGTGGTCAATGTGGGCAAGTGGGCAATGGGGTTGACAGGAGGTCTACCCCAAAAAGCGTATTTTTTTGGCGTGGTGTTGCGTCGAGGGCGCGGGGCTATTGCACTGCCTTTTACCTGTATATATATACAGTATTTTTTATCTCTCTAACTATTAACAAACCAATAGTCCACATTACCCACAGCCACACATTTCTCCTCTGAAAACCGCGTGGACAATCTCACCAATTCCCATCACCCACTCTTAACCCACGCTTACCCACAAAACAGCCCCTACATTTACGCTCTTGCGTATTTCTACGTTTTGTCGTACTATCAGTTTTCCCTCAACTTTATCGAGCACGCCATGGCCCATAAAAAGCCCCTAATCCATCTTCCGCACGTTGAAAACCGCCAGCAACTTGAGGAAGCGCTTTCTGTTCTCTACGTGCGGGGGCATCTTAGCCGCACCCAATGGATCGTTATCTGCCTGGCCGCTGCGCCGTCGCTACCTGGCGCGATCGAGCTGCACCAGCGCACGCCTAAGGGCGTCACATACGTGCGCGCTGGCGCCGACGCCTTCCGCGTCAACGTTCGCGCCAAGCTCGTAAGGGTTTATCCCTATGCCGATAACGCTTGACCACTGCAAGGAAATCTCTTACAGTCTCTACATCGCACTGACGCGATGCAACACCAGGAGCTAACGACATGAAAGAAATTCTGATCTATGGACTGGCTAAAGGCGAGACGCGCGACTACATGGAAGAGCTTTTGGCGTGCTTCAAAGATGGCGCCAACACCACAGCGAACATCGAGCGCGTTAAAGCGGCAGCCAGCGTGGCCGGCTTTCATTCTTTCCGCATCGCAGGCTACGCCGGTCAGGCGCCTAACTTTGCCGCCGCCGTCAACGTCTAACCCTTAGCCCACTGGAGTACACATCATGAGCAAATTCAACGGACACAAAAACTGGAACCACTGGAACGTCAGTCTCTGGATCAACAATGACGAAGGGCTGTACAGGCTTGCGCGCGCCTGCCTCAAGGGCTACGCCGGAAAGCGCGATCAATGCGCCAATGGCATGCTGCTAGAGCTGCGCGATTGGGGCATAACCAAAACCCCCGACGGTGCCCCCTACAGCGTCTCCAGCATCCGCGCGGCCATGGTGGGGATGTGACCATGCGCCAACACTATGAGCCCCGTCCCGTGCGCCGCGCCAGCGCCGCGCTGGACTTCCTGCAAGCCCTCATCCTCGCCGCGCTCATCGGCGCGCCCTTCGCTATCTATTTTTGGAGCATGAAAGCATGAAACGCCATTTCGGACAAACCAAAGCACAGCGACAAGCGGATTGGTTGGCCGCGTTTACGGACGCGCTGCTAACCCGCGTGCCGCGCCTGGCCGGCCGCATTGATTGGGACGCGGCCAAGTACTATTATTTTTTCGGGACCGACGTCGCCGACGCGGTCGATCAGTACATCATCGCAAGGAACATCGAGACATGAGCCCATCTGAAATGCATCTGAAATGGTGGTTCACTGCATCTGAAAACGGCTACGTGGCCGGCGCCGGAGACGTCGAACTTACCAAAACGATTAACCGACGCGACGCGCAGTTAATTGCGGCCGCGCCGGACTTGCTGGCCGCGCTTGAATCCGCGGTTCAATGGGCTGCGCCCATGAAAGACGCGCCACGCGACGCCCGGCCGGACTGGTTCAACCAAGCCCGCGCAGCCATCACCAAAGCCATTGGAGACTAACCCTATGATTACCATCACACACAACCGCGCCACGTTTACCGTCCAGCCCCAAAACGCCGAGCCCACGCGCGAACTACTGGCGCTCATTGACAAGAGCAAAGGCGCCAAAGGGCGCAAACTGCCTAAGGACAAGGGCAACCCTAAGCACGATAGCAACAAACGGTCCTATCCCGTTTTTGAGCCAGGCATGAGCACTGCCGATTACATCGGCGCTTATGCTGTTCTAAACGATAGGCTGCGCCTTGCCAAAGTCAACTATGAGCACGCCGACCGACCGGCGGCCATGCTGGACCCATCAATCCCTGAAGTTGAGGCCCTGCCATGCGAACAATAAGCCACCACTATGAGCACGGCGAAGGGATCGGGCTCGATTGCGAGCTAGAGTACGATCCCGGCCAGACGGCCGACGAAATCAACCCGCCGTTTCCGCCGGCCGCGTATCTGATCAGCGCCAAAGTGGCAGGGGTTGATATTTTGCCCCTGCTATCGCCCGGCACGATCAATGCAATCGAGGAGGACGCGGCATGGGCGCAATCCTGATCTGCGGTATCATCGCCGCACTGCTAGCGGTCTTCTTCGACCTGTAACGCAGTTGCCCTTGACCCCCACCGGCCACAAGCCCGTGGGGGTTTTCTTTATTTCACCCGCACCATAAGCGGCGACGCGGCGTCCTCGACCAAATCGCGCAATTCGGACTTGCTGTGTAGTTGCATATCAGGCGCGCAAAACACATGTTTGCGGGTATCGTTGGCGCGCGATTTGATCCGGCCGCAGTCGATCCAGCCAGCCTCTTTAAGCGCATGCAAGAGCGCAGCCTGGGGCACTTTCACGCCAGAGGGCGCGCCGGCCGCCAGACGGTCGCAAAGGCTGTGGAATGGGCTACCCACCACACCCTTGGAAAACTCGCCCCTACGGCCGCGCATAAGCTCCACGAGGTACGATTCAGCGATGGACATGCCGTGCTCGACCAGATTGGACTTGAATTCAGTCCAGGCCGGCGCTGCGGACGGGTTAAACGCCGAGACGTCCCGCGCTTTCAGCCAGGCGGCAATGGCCTCGTAACCGCCGGACTTGTACCAACCCCACAGCCGCGCGGCAGCGTCTGGGGCCATCCGAGGCGCTGCGGACCAAACGCAAAACCACCGGCGATCCTGGGAGTCGAGCGAAATCGGCACGGGGTCATTGCTAAAGGCCAGCACGAACATGCGGTTCAGCATGTCATACGGGTGCAGACCCTTGCGGTTGATCGTAAGCATCTCCGGGGGCGCTGCGATGATCGGCTTGAGCTTGTTAGCCAGCGCCCGACGGTCCTTGGCCTCGGGCTCTTTCAGCTCATTCAAGATCAACACTTCCGATTCCAGCTGATAGCCCCACTGGGAGCCCAGCGTATCGTTATCGAGCAAGCCCCGGTTCTTGAACTGCGGCCCGCAGACCGCCCAGATGAACGGGGCCCAGAGCGTATCCTTGCCACAGCCCTGATCGCCGCCATGCAGCACAGCGTGATTGATCTTCACCTCGGGGTGCTGGACCTTGTAAGCCATCACGTTAAAAATATGCTCGCGCTCAGACGCCTCGGGGATGAGCGCCTCGCAGTGCTCCAGCCAGGGGCGAACGTTAGCCTTGGCGTCGGCCACGATGGCCGGGCGGGCGTCGCGCCAGCGATTGCCGTACACGTCACCATCGCGGGCCACCAGCAGCCCCTCGCCGGCCGCGTACGTGACGCCGACCAGGGACCGAGCGCCCATGGCCTGGCGGTTCTCGTCAAAGCAAATGCTGGCCTCGACCTTGGGCCTTTTGCCGTGGATGCTGCGGCATTCGATGTGACGAAAGAGGGCGTTGAAGGTCTTTCGGCTGACCTCGCGGCGGTCGATCATGTCGAAGTACAGATCGCCCTCCTGAATGTAGGCGAAGCGCTCGTACCACTGCGCGCGCTCGACGCGGCCCAACTCCTTGCGCTCAACCTCGGCGATCACGCGGGCGGCCTCGTTGGGAAACTGCTCGGTCGGGTGGAGCTTGCCAAGGGCGTCGGTCATCATGTTAGCCAGCAGCTCATCGCGCAGGCCGGGCGCATGGTGCGGGCCGCCCTGCTCGCCAACCCACTGCAAGAACGTGCTACTGTCTAGGTCGATGCAGTGGCTGTGCAGGCAGCAAAACGCCCGCATGGAGGGGTTATAACGCCCCTCGGGGTTGCCGTCGCTGTGCTGGGCGCTGTTAGGGCAGATGACGCCGGCCCAGCCCTCGCCGTTGGGCTTGGACAGCACCAAGCCTTGGTCGGAGAGCCAAGCCAGCACGTCGTCGGCGCCGTCGTCTGAGACGCGGATGGGCTTGAACGCGGCAGCCGCCTCGGCTGGCACGACGCCTAGGGCCTCGCAAATCTGCGCGAGCGTGTACTGGTTCTCGGGGTGAAACTCGACCAGCCGGGCGGCAAAGCTGTTGCGGCCGGGCTTCATGTTGATCGAGCCGGGCAGGCGGAAGTTCCGCACCGGGTTGATGGCGCCGGGGTCGCTGTAGCCGGCAGCGGCAATG